TTCTATTCGTCGACAATTGTAGTTATGTATTTCTTCGTTTGTGTATATTTTTATCCACATTTTGCGGACAAAAAAAGAGTTTAAAAATATTGTTAGGGAATTTCGCTGCAATTAATCCTTCGACTCCGCTCAGGATACCAAAACCACATGCCAGAAGTACTCATATACGGTCCGATGTACCAATACTCCGCAGAGGCTTTCATTACAGCGATGAATGAAGTGCCGGATGGCGAGGATCTGGTAGTAAGGATTAACAGCGAGGGTGGTAGCCCTGAATACGGCTGGGGAATGGTGGCAAAATTCAGCGAATTTAAAAACAAAAAACTTGTAAAGGTGGATGGCATGGCGCATAGTATGGCCCTGTATTATCTGTGTTATGCGGATGATGCCGAGGCGCTGGATGTGGCACAATTCACCCTGCACCGCGCAGCCTATTCCGCATGGTTCGAAAAATCGGAATACATGACCGATGATATGTGGAATACCCTGAATGCCGTAAACAAAAAGCTAAGGGCCGCACTGGAGGCTAAAATAGATGTGGCCAAGTTTGAAGCACTGAAAGGTGTAAAGGTTGCCGATATCTTTAGCAACGATACCCGCATCGATGTAACCCTTACCGCATCCGAAGCCAAAAAGATCGGTTTAATAAACCGCACCACAAATATTACCCCTGCTAAAAAAGCGGAGATAACAGGACTTGTAAAAAACCTAAGCATGGGTAAGGAAACTGAAACCCGCATAGCAGCATTATACGCTGCAGAGGTTACCTCGGCGCCGCTCGGCAACCGTGAGGCTCAGGATGGCAAAAAATTAACAGACAAAAATTTAAATAAAATGGACATACTTACTTTAAGAGCAGAGCACCCTGCAGTATATGCAGAGATTATGAAACTGGGAGCAGCCGAAGAGCGCAACCGTGTGGGAGCGTGGATGGCTTACAGTGAAATAGATGCTGCGGCGGTTAAAAAAGGCATTGAAGATGGCAGCGAGCTTACCACCAAAGCCATGGCCGAATTTCAGGTAAAAGCCCTGAGTGCCGAAGGCCTTAAAAGCATAATGGCCGGCAACCCGCCAGCGGTGGCAGTTGGCAAAGAAGCTCCGGTAGCCACTACCGAAGCCCAAAAGAATATAGCAGCATTCGAAGCTGCACTGGACAAAAACCTTAACCTTAAAACAGCCTAAACATAAACCATGAGCTCAAATTCAATAGTACTGAATACCGGTCAACAGTTGACCGTGAATACCGACCTGAGTAAGATTTTCTTATTTGACAACCGGTATGAAAAGGCACCCTATAATAACAGCGCTTATGATTCTGTTACGCTGGCAGCCGGTACCGTAATGGGCCGTGTCTCCGGTACAGGGTACATTAAACCATTGGTAAGCTCCGCCAGCGATGGCAGCCAGTTTCCTGTGGGCGTACTGGCCGATGATTTTATTGTGGAAGGTGGCGATTTGCTGGATTTGCCAATCTGCGTAAGCGGAGATGTGGATGCCGGTAAACTGGTATTTATTACCAGCACCGATAACCTGGATGTAACTGTAAGCAGCCGCAGGTTGCGCGACAGGATGGGTGCCGATACTGTCGGAATCAAGTTGGTAACCACTACCGAAATGACCGACTACGACAATAACTAAGCAAAACTGAACTGTAAATACATAACCACAAAATAAAAATTTAAGAAAATGCCAAATATTTCAACCACCGATGCGCAAGGATTATACACCAAAAAAATAGTTGATGTCTATGCAAAGAGATCAAATCCTACCGCTTTCTTAAGGTCCTTTTCAAAAACCGTGGAAGCTCCTACCCTGGAGATTTCCATAGAGGTGCAAAGGGGATTTGAAAAGATAGCAGTGGATGTGGTGCGTGGTACCGATGGAAACCGTAACTCGTTTTCACGCAGTACCGAAAAAATCTTCATACCTCATTACTTCAATGAGTATTTTGATGCCACCCAATTGCAGCTGTATGATCGCCTGTATGGCGCTACCGAAATTGATGATGCTATATTAGCAGCATATATGAATTCCGTAGCCGATAAGGCCATGGAATTGCAGGCCAAAATTGAAAGGGCTTATGAATTAATGTGGGCGCAGGTTTTTGAAACCGGTATAGTTACCACCAATGCCGGCAGCACCAATATTGATTTTAAACGCAAAGCCACATCTTTGGTGGATTTGGGTGGAGGTAACTACTGGGCCAACTCAGTGAATCCTTTCACCAATCTGGAAGCAGCATGTACTTTCCTACGCACTGTAGGATTGGCAGAGGGTGGTGTGTTTAATGCCATAGTAGGTAGCCAGGCATTGTCAGATTTGTATAACAATACAATCTTTAAAGAAAGGCAGAACCTGTTTAACATGGCGCTGGATGCTGTGGCTCCTCCACAAAGGAATGCCACCGGTGCAGCTTACCATGGCGAGATAAGCTGCGGAGCTTACCGTGTAAGATTGTGGAGCTATCCTCAATATTATACCAACAGCGCAGGTGTAAGCACTCCATATGTGAACCCTAAAAAGGTAGTAGTGATTCCGGAAAACCCGCATTTCACCATGTCATTTGCAGCAGTACCTCAATTGATCACTCCGGGTACCGCTCCAAAAGCTGGTGCATTCCATCTGAGCCAGTATCCTGATGTAAGGAAAAAATCAATGGATATCGTGGTAGAAAGTGCAGGCCTTGCAGTACCTACTGCGGTGGATACCATTTATACCTTGCAGGCAGTAGCTTAAAAAACTGAATATGGATTATAGGGTAAAGGCACTATCGGTAAGCGGCATTGGCAAAAAGATTCATTACCTGAATGAAACGGTTAATGAATCGCATTTTCCAGCAGCCGGCCGATTGGAAGAGTTGGCAAGTAAAGGTTTTTTAGAACCGATTGCTACCGTACCCTTCGGCTCCGCTCAGGGTACTCTGATAACCGCTCCTGAAGGAGAGAAAGGTGAAACTACCTTTAATCAGGAGGGGAGTGAAGAAAAGGGAACAGTGGAAGAAACCGATACCAATGATCCGCCGAGCATGATGAGTGCTTATGAGGATATAAGCATTCCTAAATTGAAAGAGTGGCTGAACGAAAAGAAGATTGAATTTAATGCTACGGCAAAGAAGGAGGTCCTGTACGAACTTTACAAAGCCAACTGGAATAAGGCCCCTGAAGAGTGATGATATTTATTTATAAAGTGTAATGTATAAGAAAGGCCGTGTAATGCGGCTTTTTTTATAAAACCAAAAAGTAAGGGCTGAAAATTTTCAGCCCCAACAAATGAACTTAAACGATCTAGCGAAAGCGGACATATTGACCATTACAAGCAACCAGGCAACAGGATGGGGTAAAACCCTCGCCTTTCTGGCACCCACCGGCGAAACTGCCGAGATAGTGGGGCTGCATACCAAAGTGCGCCTGCAGTTTGATACGCTGGGCAATTACGTAAATACCAAAAAGGCGCATATCTCTTTCTCTGAATCGCTGCTAACTGATTTAGGATATCCGGTACGCAACGATGCCGGGCAGGTGAGTTTGGTGGGCCATCTGGTTACCGCCATAGACAGTACAGGCACATCGGTACAGTATGTAGTAAATGAATGGTATCCGGATGAAACGATAGGATTAATAGTGTGCGTAATAGGTGCAGTTGCATGACAGCCATAGTAAACGCCATACCGCCCCAGAATTTCGAACTTATAAGGGATAAGATTGCAGAGATCCTTTATCTGGAAATAGAAAACCAATGGATACTTACCTATGATAATGATCTGAGGTTGGCTGTATGGGTGGAGCGTACCATTCCATTCGACCATACCGAAATGCCGGCCATTAATGTGAGCCTGGCAAGCGGTAGTTATGACAATGACAGTCCGAAGAGTTCGGATGGCACTTATCTGTATAACATCGATGTTTTTACCAAATCGGCCAAGGTTGGTACCACGAATGGAGATCAGCTGGCGGCCATTAAAATGCAACGCCTGCTGGGAGTATGCAGGGCCATTATGCGCAACAATGCCTATTTCGTATTGGGATTTGCACAGCCGAGCCTTAGCAATACCAAGGTAACCAGCCTGCTTATAAACGATGCCAGCAACCATAAGGATGCTGAACATGTAATGATGGGTCGCATGGTATTCTCGGTGCGTGTGCCGGAAACAGTGGAACTGAAGGTGGCCAACCTGATAGAAGGATCTGATACGGCCGTTAAAATGAGCCTTACCGATAAGGGATATGTATTTACAGGCGACCAACCGGAGATACCACCTGATACCTGCTCTCCGGTAACCATTACCATTAACGGGATAGCCTATGCAGTGGTGGCCAGTGGTGAGACAATTGATATACCAATAGAATATGAGAGTGGCAGCGAGGTACCAATAACACTGGATTATGAAACGGTAATAGTTCCTGATCCGGGAGGCAGTGCAGATTGGGTGGAATTGTGGCCCTAATACAATTTGATGATTTGGTAATATGATAATTTGATAATAAAAAGAAGAACATGGCAGCAGTAAATTTTTATCAGGTAACGAGCTATCCGGCAAGTCCGGTGGCTAATGCGCTGTATTTTTTAAAACGCAGTGGTAGTAAGGCTGATCTGAGATTAACAGATTCGGCTGCGGCTTATTATGACATTGCTACGGATAGCAAGGTGCTTAATACGGTCCTGAGCGGATTGAGTATTGTAAACGGGTCCATCATCAGTACCGATACTATACTGGAGGCATTAGGTAAGGCGCAGGGGCAAGCTAATGCCATAAGCGCATCGCTTACCTCCACCCTTGCTGCCTTGAATGCACACATTGCAGATACTGCCAATCCGCATGCGGTAACTAAATCTCAGGTTGGTTTAAGTAATGTTGATAATACATCGGATACTAATAAGCCGGTAAGCACAGCCCAAGCAACTGCTATTGCAGTGGTGCAGGCAGATATCGATACGCATGAGGCGAACACCAGCAATCCGCACTCAGTTACCAAGGCACAGGTAGGTCTTAGCAATGCAGATAATACAAGCGATGCCAACAAACCGGTAAGCACAGCCCAAGCTGCAGCCGATGCTGCTACCCTGGCAAGTGCCCAATCTTATGCAGATGGATTGGTTTTGGGTCTGCTGGATGATAGGGGAAATTATGATGCATCCGGCAATGTGTTTCCATCCAGCGGAGGATCGGGAACGGCGGGCGCTATAATGAAAGGTGATTTATGGACCATCTCTGTAGCCGGTACCTTGGGAGGCCATCCGGTAACTGCCGGAGATGTGGTGCGGGCCCTGATAAATACTCCGGGGCAGACGGATGCCAACTGGGCCATATCTGAAAACAACATTGGGTATGTGGCGGAGAATTCTGCCAATAAGGATATTGATGGCACGTTGGCTGCCAATAGTGATGTAAAATACCCTAGCCAAAAGGCTGTAAAAACTTATGCGGATACCAAGGTAGCCGGCAATGTGGCCATAACAGGCGCTACTAAAACTAAAGTTACATACGATTCCAAAGGGTTGGTAACCGCAGGCGCCGATGCCACCACGGCAGATATAGCAGATAGTAGCAATAAGCGGTATGTAACCGATGCACAGCTTACGGTATTGGGAAACACGAGCGGTACCAACTCCGGTAATGAAACTACTACCACCGTAGGTGCATTGATAAATGGTGCAACTGATAAGCCTACTCCGGTGGATGCTGACTATGTTGGGCTGATGGACAGCGCTGCCAGCAACATCCTGAAGAAACTTAGCTGGGCCAATATAAAGGCCACACTGAAAACTTATTTCGATTCACTTTATACCTACAATAATGTTGCGGATTTCACCATAGAGCCAGCGGTGGACCAAACTGCGCAGGGTCCCCGCACGAATGACCTTAATGCGGGTGCAACCATAAGCATTATGGAACTGGTAATACTGGACAGCAGTAGCAAATGGCAGAAAACAGATGCCAACTCTGCCGCTCTGTATGCAGGCATGTTGGCCATGGCGTTAGAGGCGGGTACCAATAACAATCCTATGCTGGTGGCATTTAAAGGATCAGTTATAAGGAATGATGCCTGGGCATGGACACCTGGAGCGGTCCTATACATGAGTGAAACTGCCGGAGCAATAACGGCCACCCAACCCTCTACAGCCGATGTGGCCATAAGGGTAATTGGATACGCTTTAACAGATGATTGCATATACTTTGATCCTAGTCCAGATTATATAGTTCACACATAATGGCTTTAGAAATAATAACTCTTAAAAAGGAACAGCAAGCTGAGATATTGAAATATAGTGATCTTGAAAATAAGAGCGCTGAGGAAAAGGCTTATTTCATTGAAAATACAGATACAGTAGGTTCCATGGATGAGATAAGGGAGTTGTATAAAACCAATTTTACAGAAATGGTGGATTATTATTTAAACAATACCAAATCAGTTATGCCAAAAGATTTGATGGAACTGGCCTTGGCATCCATCGATGATATTTTTTATAATAATAAGGAATTATACATAGGGTTTAAAATTTATATTGATAAATAATGGCATTTGCATTTAAAAGATCGATAACCATTGACTATACCAAGGTCCCTAATACAGACAGGACAGATTTTCCTTTTCTGGTATCAGGAACCTACACCTATTTAAAAACAACAGGGAATGGAGGCGATGTTCAGAATGCGAGTGGATATGATATTGGCTTTTATTCCGATCTAGCCCTTACTACAAAATTGAAATGGGAAACGGAGCGATATATTGCCACCACCGGAGAGGTTATTTATTGGATAAAAATACCGACTGTATCACATACAACCGATACTGTTATTTACATTGCTTATGGAGATAGTGGGATAACAACAGACCAAAGCGATGCAGCCAATGTGTGGGAAACAAGTTATAAAGGGGTTTTTCACCTGGGAGATGGCACAACATTAAATATTGCCGATTCCACTGTTAATGCCACCAGTGGTACCAATAACGGTGCAACGGCTGTAGCTGGTAAAATCGGTGGTGGTGCAAACTTTGACGGGAATTCAGATATCAACTTAGGCAATCCATCTGCTTTACAAATTACCGGTAATGTAACCTGGAGCTGTTGGGTGAATGTAAATAATTTCCCAACTTCAAACAATATCCATTATTTAATGGGAAAAGGTATTGATGGAACCGTAAACCATGAAAATGGATTACGGATAAAAGATGATGGCGGAACATTGCAATTGCAAGCTGGCAGCTATGATGGCTCTGATCATATGGCTACATGGAATATTTCAGGATGGAGTACTGGAGACTGGCATTTGGTGAAAGGGGATTATGATGGCACCAATTGGAACCTGTATTTTGATGGCAGTTTGGTTGCATCTAGTGCCAATGGAACCGGTGCGGTATCCACTACTCAAAATGCTTATATAGGTGCTGAGGGTTTATTTGGAACAGGTAATACCTGGAGAAAAGCAGATGCAATTATAGAAGAGGCTAGATTCTCTGATGTTTCAAGAAGTGCTGATAACGTGGCCACCGAGTATAATAATCAAAGCTCTCCAGCTACTTTTTATTCAATAAGTGGGGTGCTTTCTTCCACCAACATTAAAAATGTAAACGGATTGGCCAAGGCTAGTGTAAAAAGTGTGGATGCCCTGGCAATAGCTTCAGTAAAAAGTATAAATGGATTAACTTAATATGAGAGACGAAATTACCATCAAAAGAATTCAACTAATGCACCCCAATCTGAGGAATGAGGTTGCGGAGATTTATGAGGAAATATGCAAGGCGCTTACTGATAAGGTAGGCTGTAGGTTTGCCTATACCCTGCGCACCATGGAAGAGCAGGATGCATTATATGCCATTGGCAGGACCAAGCCAGGCAATAAGGTAACGAATGCCAGAGGAGGTGAAAGTATGCACAATTATGGCCTTGCATTAGACATAGTGCTGCTGATAGATAAGGATGGCAATGGCACATACGAAACTGCCAGCTGGAACCGTGCCATAGATGTGGATGGCGACCATATAAGCGACTGGCAGGAGATAGTAAATATCTTTAAGATGTATGGCTGGGAATGGGGTGGTAACTGGAACACGTTTCCGGATTATCCGCATTTTCAGAAAAGCTATGGATTATCCATTAAACGACTGCAGAAATGCCCCAAAATACCGGGAACCAATTACCCACATAATTTATCGATATGAAAATACTATGGCAAAAACTAATTCTACTTTCAAAAATATCGAAATATGAATTTAACATATTCGATAATAACGGTATGCCTAAAAATATTATTGGCAGCCTTTTTCGCACACTTGGGATTAAAAAAAAAAGAAAAAACAATACTATTATGAGATTTTTTGACACTTTAAATTCATTGAGCCAATTGGACATCCTAAGAAAAACGGTCCAATTCGCAAAGAGGGAGATTGTAGATAACAATCTTCCGGCTAACACCGATATACCACAGTTGGCCAGTGATTACTGCTGGCAGGATGGGGTAACCGCACTGGATTACGACCAGATATCGGATGAGATAACGAATATTACCGCCTGGGTAGGTCCTATACCCGTAAAAGTACCACGCCCATGAAGAGATTAATAATACTGATGGTACTGATCAGGTTTCTTACCAATATGTCAGCCTTTATAATCGAGGATGATGAACTATTTGGGCAGATATTCACCTTCGGTGTACTGGTATTGGAAATATACTTATTGTTTGGCATAAAGCCCCAATATAAAGGGGATGATTTATGCCAGACATTCATAGATTTCAGTTTGGGAGCGGCTTTTTACGCCATGATAAAACTCTTGTTTCTGGATCCTTATGAGATTAATTTATGGGAATATTTTAGTTGCATAGCAGGCTTTATTTATATAGGAGGAAAGTATGGGCTGGTTAAGTTATTTAAAAGGCATAATTAAGGAATCGATGCAGGATTTCTGGACATGGGTAATATCGTGTTCGGAGGAGATATTCGGCATACCCATCGGCATTATATCCATGAGCAGGGTGGATGTGGGTA